CCGATGTTGTAGTCGAAGTACCAATCGCCATCACAGCAATACCCCATCTGCCCGTCGAAGTTGCTGTTCTGATTCAGGTAGATACTCTTCTTGGTACCCGTGATGCGGTCGTAGTCGATGGTCGAGTTCTGCGGGCGCAGGATGTTGCCGTTCTGGTCGAACAAGATATTGCAGTCGTTGTCCTGCAAATACGCCGCACTGAAGTTGGTCTGGATATTCTCTGTCAGGGGGCGCAGGAGGCCGTCCTTGTACAGGCTGATGCGCACCCAGTTGACGTAGTCGGAGGGGAGAACGTACCGCAGTTGGTCGCAGATACTGAGCTCGAGAATCTTGACCTCCTTGAACGCGTCGTAGTTCAACTCTTGGATGGCACGCTTGGCGTGGAACAGGACCTTGTACCGCTCCTCGTTATTGACCAAGGAGTGGTTGCCCATGTACATGAGCTGGAAGTTGGTTACGATATCCTGCAAGGTGACGTACTGGTAGCTGCCATAATTGGCCTCATCAGTATAGTAGGCGAAGTCTGATAGATACGGCATTACTGTTGCTGTTCTTCGGCGTTGGCAAACTGATAAACATCACCCTCGCGGATGCTCATGCCAGCCATCTGCAAGATGCGATAAACCAAATTCGGCTCTTCGTCAATAGGAAGCTCAAAGTCTTGGTAGTCAGCAGCGGAAGCATTGAACACCGGCTCGCCACCAACGAGAAGCTGGCTGTACGTCCACTTCGGGTCGAAGGGGTATCGGATGTATTGACAAACGATATCGCCCGGCTGGTTGAAGCTAGTAGGGAACACGGTGAGTGAGTCTCCTTCCAAGGTGTAAGCCGGATATTGTATCGACGGAGCGGTCAACAGACTGCTGTTGAGAAGCGTAATCTTCCCGTGGCTAACGACCTCAGCCTCGACGCCACCGGCCAGCACCTTGTTCAGCAAGTAGTAGTCGTCGCCCGTAGTGGTCACACTCGGAGCGAAGAAAGTATTCCCCGCATTCTGTATCAGCGTAGCCGTGCGAGAGAACCCGTCGATGGCTTCGCGCACCGCCTTGTTGAGGTCGGCGTACTCGGTGCCCGCCATGCGGGAGTTCTCGGCGTTGATGACCTGATTGAGCTCCTTGAAATACCCATCAAAGATTTCTAGCTGCGCCTGCTTGGCATACAGGTTGAAGTCCCCGGGAGAAATGTAACCGTAGTTGTTCTTGTTGAGAATCGACAGTACGGTTTGACGGACCGAGTTAATCATTCTCTAAAGATAGAAAAGCCGCCCTAAGGCGGCTTTCCGTATCGGTATGGTTACAGTTCACTCCTCAGTCAACGCCTCAAGGGCTCGGAGGTGCTCAAGGCCCTCGTCGCTAAGTAGATAGGAAATCGCAACAGCGAGATAGTCTTTGCCGTGCGGCACCGTGACCAACTTCTTTTTGTTGGTGGGACCGTTGTACCAAATCTCAGTCTTGTTGCGACGGAAGGAAAGGTGGCCATCGTCGAAGAACCGCTGCACCTGCCCCTGCAACTTTATGTCGGGGTCATTGACCAACTGCAAGAAGTGCTCGGGGTCGCGGCGTACAGCAACGAGCATATCGCGGCGAAGCTCAGCCGTAGTGTACTTGCGGGGGTCTACGCCAAGCATAATGCGAGACATGGACTCGAGCTGGTCCATCGTAAGGGCCTTGCACTCGATGAGGGCGTCGACCTCAAGGTTCAGCTTTTCCACCTCAGCCTCAGCATCGCGCTCGAGGTTGATTTCCTCAAAGCGGCTTCCGTTGAGTGGGTGGATGTCCAAGAAGTGCTGAAGTACAGGATTGGTGCGCGGAACGCGAAGCAGGCCATCCTCGAAAATGATGGGCTCAACGATAGCGTTGCCATCCTGCTCGTCCTCGAAAGGGCTCTTCTGGTTCCGTGCGTAGCGGATGGGGCGGTTCTGCCCCATCTCATCATCCCAGTACAAAAGCGGCTTTCGGTTGCTGCCACGACCGGGGATGATAAAAGATAGCGGGGCCATTTCCCGCTTGAGGCGGTAAGTCTTGTCTTTACTCATGTCTATTTTATTTGGGGTGGATGTAGGGGGCGGTCGTTAACGACCGCCCCCATATCCGGTTCACAATCACTCCTCGAAGAGGAAGAAGTTGTTGGCACCCATGGTGCAAACGGCACGCTCGGAAAGGAAGTGGACTTCCATGGCGTCGAGGTCGCTGGTAGCAGCGCCCCCGGCAGAGCCAGTAATCCACGTCTTGTACCGACGGTCCTCAGTCTCACTAGCGCGGTAGCGGACGTGCAGGAACGGGCGCTTGGCGTTCTTGCCGAGCACTTGGTCGTACACGGTAGTAGAACCAGCCGGAACCATCATACCATTGATGACGCCGTTGGTCAGTCCGCCACGCATGGTCGGGTCGTTCAAGTACTTCCAGTCAGACTTGTAGAAGTCGTAACCGCGACGGAAGCCCGTGAAGCCAAGGTTGAGAGCCATCTGCTCGTCGTTGTCGAACAGGCCGAAGCTCGTACCGCCCGCACCGTAGCTGTTCTGTGCAGCCAGCATGTCGTCGATATCGAAGCCCATCTGACGATTCACGAACAAGACGTTCTCCTCGATGGCGCCCTGCTTATCCAGACGTCCGATAATGGTATCGAAGTTGTCGAGAGTAGAGGGGATGCCTGCGGACCACACGTTACCACGGTCGTTGATGACGTAGAAGATACCTTCGGTACCCTTGTAGCCAGCAGCGAGGGCACCGCCAGTAGCTTCAGCCGGAACGGCCTCGAGCATAGCGGTCTCGAGGTAGTCGTCGAAGCGGAGACGGGTCTCGTGCTCGGACTTCAGGTACCACAGGTAGCCCGTGGCTCCGTTCTCGGTAGTCACCTCAACCCAGCCAATCTGAGCCATGTCGGAACCGTTGACGGCGTACTTGTCCTTCAAGATGATGGGGCTCGTCTCGAAGATTTCGGAGTCAGCCTCAAGGGACTCGGCCATGCCGTTAGTTCCTTTCGTGAACTCGGAACCGTAAATCATCACGGTACAAGCGACGCCAGCCGCGACAGCCTGACCGCCAGCCTCGTAGTAGGCAACGGTGAACTCGTTCGTGGCGTAGTTGACGCCGGTGACGATAGCCTTGTTGCTCAGGCCCGTAACGGGAGTGGTGTTGTCAGTGATGAACACCGTCTGACCCTCGCGGATAGCGATACCTCCCGTACCACCAGTGGTGACACTGCCGGTGGGAACGAGCAAGTCGTTGACCGTCCACGTAGCCGTGGGGTCGGTAGCGGCACCAGCGGATTCGCAATCGACGTACTTGGTGTGGAGGCGCCCCTGCTCAACCCACTTGATGAGGTCGGAGTTGGACGGCATCTCGGCACCAACCATGCGCAGGAAGCCAGACACAGTCCGGTTGCCGTAACGCTCGAACTCCTTCTCGTAAGTATCGGGGAGATACTGATTCAAGAAGTCGAAGTTGGTGATGTAGTTTGTTTGAAGGGGAATCTGTTCCGCGCTGGGCTGAAGCTGATACCCCGGGGTGGCTTGCAATGAACCGGGCATGTTTTCTGTTTTCTAAAAAGTGTTAGGTGGTGCGCCGCGTCTTAATCTTCAAGCCTCGGCCTGAATCTTGGTTTACGGCGCGGATTTTCAATCCCCCCTTACTGACGGATTGCGGTGTCGGGCGCTCAGACATGTTGATGTTTTTCGTCTTACGCATGACATCGTCAACCGCACTGGCTTGCCCCTGCTCGTAGAAGAACCGGGCAAACTTCTCGGGGTTCATGGCGACAGCCAAAGACTTGTGGTATCCCGCAGCATCCTTCACCAAGCCACTATCGTCCAGAAACTTGTTCAACCAAGCTTCGGGAGTTTGTTGCAGCTTCTTCAGCTCTGTGCGGTCACCGGGAGTGTACACGTAGGACTTGTCGTCAATGGAAAACTCAAACCCTTTGAACTGTTCACTGAACACCTCGTTGGTTTTCTCATCGAACCACTCTTTCCTGCGCTTCTGTTCCTCTTGGTACGTCTTCGCCTGTTCAACGTATTGCTTGTACGATTGATACTCCTCAGAGTCTTCCAGAGAGCCAGCACCCCTTGACTCAAGAGGGGCTTTATACTGCTCTTTCTGCTCTTCGAAGTATTTCTTCGCCTTAGCAATAGCTTTCTTCTTGGCCAGCTTGGCCTTCTTGACGTCGCCCTCGTCGTCGAGGTCTTCGTCGTATGTATATTCCTCAAGCAAGATATCGACATCTTCATCGTCGATGCCTTCCTCCGTCTCAAGGAGATAGTCGCGCAACAGGCGGTCCCCATCCGACTCGTCAAGGTTCCTGTTGAGCTTCACAAAATCTTCCAGCCCTCGGCCCGTCTCCTGCTTGTACTTGTAGTACGCGGCTACGTCCTCAGGCAAATCGGGAGCCGACTCCCGCGCCTCGTTCAGTTCGTCAAGAGAGTTAATCTCCCGACCGTAACGCTCGCTCAAAAACGAACGCACGTCATCCTCCGACAAGCCGGCTGGCTGGTCGGTTGGTTCTTCGACCGCAGCCTCTTCCTGTGCATCCCCGTTGACTTCCGCCTCATGCTTGGCAAGGAGCTCTTGCTCCACCTCTTGGGTGGATTTAGACTCTACCTCGCTAATCTCTCGGACTTTGAATTCCATTGCTGTAAAAATATATTATTTATCTCGGACTAAATTCTGCCAAATCGAAGCCATCCAAGCTGTCTTCATTCGACTCAAAATTCATGGGCGGCAAGTTATTCTTCCGCTGGTCAATGAGCTTACTCTGCTCGGTATTTTGTTGGCTGATGCGTTGAGCCTTAGCCTTCTCGCGGTTGTCCTCGCGAGCCTGTAAGTTCTGCTCCTGCATGCCGTGTAGCTGCAAGTTGTATTGGAACTCACGTTCCATAAGCGTGGCCTTGAGCTGTGCCTCGGCTTGCATCTTCTCAATCTCAAATGCAATCTCAGCCTGCTTGACCTGCATCTTGCCCTGCGTCTCGGCCTGAATCTTCTGCATGGCTGCCTGTGCTGCCATCTCCTGTGACTGTAGGTTGGCCTGTTGCTGCATAGCCTGCTGCTGCATAGCCATCTTCTCCTCCCGCTCCTGCTTGGCGATACGCTTGACCTTGAGCAGTTGGTTGGCGAGCTTGAGGTTCTTAATCTCCCTGATGTCGATAGCGTCCTCGAGGTTGATATCGCCCTTGCTCAATGCCATTTGGATATTGGCTTCGAGCTGCGCACGCTGCTCCTCGTCGGGGCTGACCTCAATGAAGATGCCGAAGTCGTAGATGTACAGGTCGTTAATCTCTCCAAGGATACTGACGTTGTACTTACCAATCTGGTTTACAAACTCATCTTTGAAGTCGGCGTACTCGAGGATATCGCTAACGCGGTACGTCAAAGCCTCAGCCAAGGTGCGGAACATATACAGGCTGCCATCCAAGATGTGGCGGGTAGCCGTATTGCTGTTCGCCGCAGCCAGCTTCTGCAAGCCAACGAGACTATGCGGGTCGGGGGTGCTCCCGTCGCGGGCTTCGTTCAAGCCCGTTACGTCACGAATCATCTGCAAGTAGTGATTCATGTTGCCGATAAGCATCTGCGTCTTGGCGGCACCACTGTTGCTATTAAGCTCTTGGATGGGGACCTTGCCGTGATTGAACTCGCCGTCCTGAGTGAACGAACGTCCGATGACGCTACCCGTTTGGAAGTATAGCCGCAGGGCGTCCTCAGGGTTGTAGGCGTTGCCCGTACCGAGGTCGACCTCGTTGAGTCCGTCAGCGTCGATATACACCCCGTCCGGTACCGTCCTCGCGATGACCTGCTGGAGCTTGAGGTGCGTAATCTGGATGAGGTCCGCGAAAGGAACCATGCGGCGCACCAGAGACTCGATGACGCCCTTGTACATGCGCGGTGCCGTAGCCACATAGTTGGGCAGGGCGTGCTGACTGGCAGACTTCGGGCGGACCATATTGTGGGCCACCTCCCACTTGAGGAGGATATTGGTGCCCATGACCATGACGCCGTCGTACCAGACGTCGATAGTCTTTTCCACCTTCTCGAAGTTGCCCTCCTCCATCATCTCCTCCGGCGGATTGAACTGGTCGTCCTTTTCAATCATCCGGGCTCCGTCGCCCTCGAGCTTCTTCTTCTTGTAGACAATCTTCTTGGTTGTCTTGTAGTTGAAGTACATCAGCGTGGCCACGTCACGATAGAACATATCGTTCTCGTAGAACTGGGCTACGTTGTAGTAGTCGTACCAACTCTGGCTGTACTTGCTAATCTGCTCCAAGTCCTCGTTGGTGAGGCTCGGGTCAATCTTCATCAGCTCCGTGATGGGCAGCGTCTTAATCTCTCCCCAGTAAAAGCAGTCCTTGAACTGCGGGTCTTCGGTGTAGCTATACACCACGTTGGCGGGGTCGACATACGAGACCTGAACGCCAGAGCCGGGGAGGAACTCGTGCTTGGCAACGCTGATACCGAGCACAGTAAGGTCGTAGTCGAGGCGCTTGCGCAGGTCCTCATAGTGGTTCTCCTCAAGGATGGTGTTGATGGCTTCCTCCTCAGCAATCTCAATAGCAGGCTTGTAGTTGAGCTGCATATACAGGCTCAGTTCCTCGTCACTAGCCGGGAGGTCCTCCGGGTCCATAGTGAATGGGTCTACACCCGTCTTCTGCTGGATGATTTCGAGCACAGGCTTGGCCACCATCTGGCCCTCAATCATATCCTGATACTTGCTGCGCTTGGCTTGCGACAGCGCGTCCTGAGCATACGCCTTGACCTTGAAGAGGCGCTCGGACATACCGTTGACGACGATGTCAACGAACTTCGGGAGGATAGGGACCGGAGTCCAATCCAGATTCAAGTACGAGAGGTCGCCGTCGATAGCGAGCTCGTTCTTGTACTTGGCAATATTCTGCTCGCCACGGGCATACAGGCGCAGGCGGTTGAAGTCGCGCCACTGGTTGTAGAAGCGGCACTGGTTGCCGTCCTT